TCAGCTATCACCGAGCGGCTGCTGTCTTGGCCGGCCACCCTTACGAGAGCGCCGCTCGGCGACTTCGCGCTCGGCCCTCTCAAGGTCAGCCCGGTCCTCAACGGTCCCGTGCTCCACGACGCGGGCCCTCATGTGGTCCAGAAGATCGTTCGTCCGGTCGGTGTCGAGTCGCTCGCACACCCTTCCGTACGCCTGCCAAAGCGGATCCGGCACGCGGATCGGGCGCGGGGTCGTGTGCCGCTTCGGCGCCTCGCCTGCCTGCTCTGCCATCGCGCTACCTCTCTCGTAGATACACGGAATGCTCCCATGGGGCTTGTGTATCTACAAGGTTCTGTCTTACTGTGTAGATACAAGGTTAAGCGCTCCGAAAATGGGGCGGCCCCGCACCGGTGTTTCCGCCAAGTCCCACCGGCGCGGGGCCTCACGACCTACCTGACGCAACAGGAGATCGCTGTGCAGAACTCTGCCATTCGCCGCACCCGCCGCGCCAACCGCCGGATCCTCCGGGCCCGCGTCACCGCACGTGCCGCCGCCCAGCGTCTCGCCGCCAGCTGCCGCCGCCGACCCCGCTCCCTCGCTACCGTCGCCGTCGCCTCCGGGGTCGCCAAGGGCACCGTCACCGGCGTCACCAACGGCCTGCGGTCCGTGGCGAAGCGCCTCGGCCTCGCCCCCGCCGAGCAGGCCCGCACGAAGCGCACCGTCGCCGGGGGCCGCGGCCACCGGATCCGCGCCGTCGCCCACTGGACCCTCGGCCAGGTGCGCGTGCTGCTCGCCGCGTACAAGCCGCGGAAGGCGGAGTACGTCGCTGCCGTCGCCCTGATCGCCGCGTTCGCGGGGGTGTCGGCCTGATGACGAGCCACACCACGCCCAGCGTCCCCGTGGTCGACCTCACCCCCGAGCAGGTCGCCGACCAGGCCAACGCGACGTGCGGGAACCGGTGGAAGTACGGGAAGGACATGTGCGCCCGAGACTACGGTCACATCGGACCCCACCGGAACACGGAGGCGCTTGAAGCCTGGTCCTTCCACTGGTTCGACAATGAGGGAACGCCGGCCCCGGCGCCCGCCACCACGGCGGGTGCCCTGCCCCGGACCGTCACCCATGCGTCCGGCCTCACCTTCAAGGTGATCCCCGGCGACAGTCACTTCGCCCGCGTTGCCCGCGGTATCCGCAAGCTGACCATGGCCGACGGCACCGAGTGGACCGTCGGTACCCCGGTCGGGTGGCGCGGAATGCCCGCGGCGTGGCAGGAGCACGAGACCCCGCAGGAGCGCGACACCCGCCTCCACCTCTACGGCGAGTCCATCCGCCGCCGCGACCGCATCCAGTTCGGGCTGCGGATCGAGTCCGGGCGCCGTCTGGTCGCCGCCGGGATCATCAGCCGCCGCATCGACGTCCGTATCACCGAGGCCGGTGTCACCGGGACCATCCGCAAGGGGGCCCGCCGATGAGCGCCGAGCAGCCGCGCATGGTCACGCTGGCCACCAGCGACCACGGGGCCGTCACCCTCCCCGAGCCGTCCTGGTGCCTCGGCCACGCGGTCCACGATCCCGAGACGCAGTTCGCCGACATCATCCACAGCAGCCCCGACATCGCCCTCACGTTCAGGCACGCCATCTTGATGACCGCCTGCCTGGTCCAGTCCCCCCACGCGGCGCCCGAAGCCGCAGGACTCGGCGGCCCCACGCCCGGCGTGTCCGTGTACCCGCTCGGCGAGACCCTCGGCGCCGTCCAGTTGTACGACCTCGCGGCCCGACTCGACACCTACGCCGACCATCTGCGCGACCTCGCCGACCAGCTCACCCGGATCCTCACGCACGGGGGCAGCGAGTGAGTACCGGCCACGTCCGCCGGCCGACCGAGGCCGCCGCCCTGCATGCGGCGGCCCGGTCCGCGCAGCCCCTCCCGCCCCTCGAAGCGCTGTTCGCGCACCTCGTCATCACCGACGCCGCCCGCGACCGGCACGGCTCCAACCTCCTCGGCCACCGCATCGCCCGCGCTGCCGGTGTCCTCACCGAACTCCCGGAGTAACCCCATGTTCAAGCTCACCGGCCGCCGCCGGGCATTCCACGATCACCGCCGGTTGATGCACGTGGCGTGCAAGGTAGTCGCCCGCCACGCCACCTGCGGTGACCCCGACACGGCCAGCACCGCCGAGATCGTCGCGCTCGCGTTCGGCGAGCACCAGATGCGCATCACGGACGCCGAAGCCCTCGACTACCTCAACGCCGCCCTCGCCGACCGCGGCTACCCCCTGCGGCCGGCCGCCCCGCAGGCAGGCGGTGAAGACCAGTGAACACACGCTCCCTGACCAAGACCCAGACCATCGTGTTCAGTGCCCTGGCTGGCGCGATGGCCTTCGTCGGCGGCATCGGCGCCTGGGGTACCTACACCAACGCCGCCTCCGCGTTCCACCGGCAGGCGACCGCGGCCGGTGTCGTCGCGGCAGGCGAAGGCCTCACCCTGATCTTCGCGTTGATCCTGCTCGGCCGGACCATGCTCGGCCAGCCGTCCCCCGCCCCGGTCCGGGCCGGACTGTGGACGGCGCCCGTGGCAGCCAGCTGCGTCGGTGTGGCCATCGCTTCCGACGGCCGCGAGGCGGTCGTGTACGCGGTCACCCCGTTGGCAATGTCCGGCGCTGCCGAAGGACTCGGGTTCATCGCCCGCTCGATCGTGGTCTACACGACCGGCCGCGACGCCGAGGCCGACCGCCGGAACGCGGCCACCGTGCAGCAGCTCGCCTATCAGCAGGCCCTCGCCGCCGGGCACCCGGACAAGGACCGGCAGGAGGCCGCGACCCGCAAGGCATGGCAGCTGATCGGCCGTGTCGGGGCCGGGGATCCGGGCCTGGCAGAAGGCTTGGTGGAGGTATCCAGGGACAGGCTCAAGGCGGGCGCCGACCGCGCTCTCGGCCGGATGCTCTCCCTCCCCGACGCGGAGGGTGCGGCGAGCCTCCCGGCCGGTGGTCAGCGACCGCGGTCCGCGACGGAGGCCCTGCGCCGGGAGTTCGCCGGCATGGACCCCGTGGACGCGATCCGGCTTGCCGCTGATGCGCGACCTGATGCGCCCCCCGCCGAGTTGGCTCACGTCCTTGGCGCCTACGGCGTCAGCGTCGACCCGGTCGCCGTCGCCCTGGTCCTCGGCCAGCAGCCCGCGGAGTGCACCGTCGAACGCCCTGATGCGGCTGTTGCGCCCCAGGTCACAGAGCTGCCCGCATTGAGCGTGCAGGACGCCGTCGAGGAAGCCGCAACAGCCCTCGGGCCGGACGCAACAGCCCGCGATATCGCCGACCACCTGAAGCAGTCGAGGCGTCTCGTCCTGCCGGAGAACCACATCCGTGCCGCTCTGTCGAGGGCCGCGAAGAAGACCGATTCCACCCAGTCCGCAACGCCCCGCAACACCGACATGGAAGGCGGATACGCGTGATGCGCTGGTTCCTCCTCGCCGCCCTGCTCGGCGTTCTCCTCCTCATCCCGAACCTGCTGGCCGTGCTTGGCGCCGTACTCGCCTGGGTCCTCGCCCAGCCCGTCCTGCTCGCGTTCGGCCTCGGTCTGGCCGCCCGCCCGCACCTGCCCACGATCCGGCGGTGGGTGCGGTGAGCGACCTGGAGAAGGCCGCCCGCGACGCGATCGAGGCCGCCGACAACAGCGAGATAGTCCAGCAGATCGCCGCGATTCTTGCCGCGCAGCAGCTGCTCGCCCAGCAGCAGCCGCAGGCGCCGGCCGCCCCGGCGCAGTCGTTCGACGCGAAGAAGTGGGTCGTGATCGGCGGAGTCGTCGTCTCGGTCGGCATGGCCGCCGCCGTGTTCGCCGTCGCTGTCGCCATCGGCGCCGTATGTGCCACCGCTTGCTTGCTCATCCTCCGCGCCATGTGGCGCGACTACCTGAAGGGAAAGTGACCATGACCCGAGACGAGGCCATCACCGAGGCCGCCACGGCCGCCGACAAGGCGCGTTGCCTCGCGGCCGAGGCGCACCGTGCGAGCACCATCCGAGACCTGCACAGCCAGACGCAGATGTACGCCGCGGCGTCCGGCGCGTGGGCGGACACCGCCCGCGTCTACATCGCCCTCGCCGCCGAACTGGCCGCCCAGCCGGTCACCGACGAGACGACGGAGGACTGACCCATGGCCGCCACCGAACACGACCCGCACAACCTGCGCGAGTTGGCCGCGACCGTCGTCCTCGGCTACCGGATCGCCCGCAGGCAGGAGAAGGGCAAGTCCACCAAGGCCCTGGAGAACCGCGCGGAGCGGATCCGCGAGGAGGCGCAGGACCGGGAAGACGCCCGCGCTGCCGCTCGCCGCAAGCAGAAGGGCAACTAGCCATGACCAAGGGAACTGAGATGAGCGAGAAGGTCGAGACCATCCGCTACACCGCCGACGTGGTCGTCACCACGACCGACGGGTACGTCTTGCTGATCGAGCGCGGGTGGGACCCGCACAAGGGCCAGTGGGCGCTCCCCGGCGGGCACGTCGACCCCGGCGAGACCAGTCGGGCCGCCGCCGCCCGCGAGCTCGCCGAGGAGGCCGGCGTCTACGCGATCGAGGCGGAGCTGGAGCAGATCGGCGTCTGGGACGCGCCTGACCGTGACCCGAGGGGGCGGTACGTCACGGTCGCCTACCGCCTGGCCGTCCTGCCCAGCACACCCATCGAGGCAGGTGATGACGCGGCCACCGTCGAGTGGTGGCCCTTGAGCGATTTGCCGCCGCTCGCGTTCGACCACGCCGACATCCTCGCCGCCGCAATCCGCAAGTAGCTACGCCACGGGGCGGCCGTCACCCGGCCAAGGAAGCCGGCCGCCCCGTGTCCCCGGACCGCCCAACAGAACGACCGGAGAGACCAGCATGACGGACACGCTCATCCCCGCCTACACCGAGACCCCCGCAGCCCCGCCCGCCGACACAGACTCGCCGCCGCCCGTCGCCGTCGACAACCCGCAGCTGCCCGAGCCCGGAGTCACGCTGGAGAAGCGGCGCCCTGTCATCGCCCCATGGCTGCGCTCCCGCCGTGATCTCCTCGCCACCGTCGAACGCGCGGCAGGACGCGCCGGGTACGCCACCGCCTACCACGGGCTTCGCGCCCCCTGGTACGCCACACAGCTCGCCCTCATGGCGCCCCGCGGCGCCGCCCGCCTGGTCACCGCGACCAACAAGTGGGTGTGGGACCGCGAGGCAGCGCCCCTGAGGGACTACACCGTGAGGCAGGAAGACGTCGAGGAGTACATGCGCCTCGCCCGGCTCCGGGCCGGACGTATCCGCCTACGCGGCCTGGTCACCGTCGTGGCCTGCGTGTTCGGGCTCGGCTTCGCCCTATGGCTGTACGTCATGGCCCCCGCCTTCCTATACGTGTTCGCGGCCGGCGGGGTGCTGACGATCGGCTACTTCGGCCAGCAGCCCGACGCCCCCGTCATCGGCCCGGCCGTGATGCGCACCGAGTTGCAGAAGCTCACCGGCACGATCGTGCTCCGCGCCCTGGACGCCATCGGCAACACGAAGATCTCCGCCGCCATCAAGAAGGGCGGCGACATGAACGGCATGCGCTTCACCAGCGAGATCACCCGCGACGGCCCCGGCTACCGCGCCGACCTCGACCTGCCCTACGGCGTCGTCCCCGAGGACGTCATGGAGGAACGCCAGGCCCTCGCCTCCGGCCTGCGGCGCAAGCTCGGCTGCGTCTGGCCGTCCGGCGACCCCGACGAGCACGAGGGCCGGCTGATCCTCTGGGTGGGCGACAAGCCCATGAACGAGACCAGCAAACCGGCATGGCCGCTCCTGAAGGAGGGCGAGGTCGACCTGTTCAAGCCCGTCGTGTTCGGCAACGACCAGCGCATGCGGGACATCATGGTCACCCTGATGTTCGCCTCCGTCGTCATCGGCTCCATCCCCCGCATGGGCAAGACGTTCCTGCTCCGCCTGCTGCTGCTCATCGCCGCCCTCGACCCGCGCGCACAGCTCATGGCGTTCGACTTCAAGGGCACCGGCGACCTCGGCCCGCTAGAACCGGTCTGCCACCGCTACCGGTCCGGCGAGGAAGACGAGGATCTCCTCTACGTAGTCAACGCGATGCGGGAGCTGAAGGACGAACTACGGCGCCGCGCCAAGGTGATCCGGAGCCTGCCCAAGGCGCGCTGCCCCGAGTCGAAGGTCACCCCGGCTCTGGCCAGCGACAAGAGCCTCGGCCTGCACCCGATCGTCGTCGGCTTCGACGAGTGCCAAGTCCCCTTCGAGCACGAGAAGTACGGTGCCGAGCTGGAGTCGATCTGCACGGACGTCACCAAGCGCGGTCCGGCCCTCGGCATCGTCGGCATCTTCGCCACCCAGCGGCCCGACGCCAAGAGCCTCCCGCCCGGCATCTCGGCCAACGCCGTGCTGCGGTTCTGTCTGAAGGTGATGGGTCACACCGCGAACGACATGGTCCTCGGGACCGGCGCGTACAAGGCCGGCATCCGCGCGACCATGTTCTCCCGCTCCGACCGCGGCATCTGCTGGATGTCCGGTGAGGGCGATGATCCGCTCATCGTGGCCTCGGCGTTCGTGGACGGCCCCGCCGCCGAGCAGGTAGTCGACCGCGCCCGGCAGCTGCGCGAGGCGTACGGCAATATCACCGGCCACGCCATCGGCGAGGGCCCCGCAGAGATCTCTGGCATGGATCTCCTCGGCGACATCCTGAAGGTGGTCGGCGCCGACGAGGAACAGGTGTGGAACGAGCGGGTCGCCGCCCGGCTCACCGAGCTGCGGCCCGACGTGTACGCGGGCTGGACGGGCGAGAACGTCACGTCCGCGCTCAAGCCGTGGGGCGTGAGGACGGCCCAGGTGTGGGGCACCACCGACGACGGCGAGGGCAAGAACCGGCGCGGCATCAAGCGCGCCGACGTGGTCGCCGCCATCACCCGGCGTGACGCCGACAGGGCCGCCGCCTGACCCTCATAGGGCCGCTAGACCTAGCACCCCGCCCTGCTAGGTCTAGCACCCCCGCTAGCAGCAGAACCGTGCTCTGACCTGCCAGCTAGCGTCTAGCAGCAGAGGCGCGGGAAACGGGAAACACCCGCGAATCGAAGGGAAGAGACACCCATGCTGGTCGCTATGGCTGCGGCCCTGTTCGGGCTCGGCGGCTACGCCGTGTTGTGCGCGGTGAAGCCGTTCGGCCTGTGCCGTCGGTGCCGAGGCACGGGGGAGATCGAGTGGCTCCGGAAGCGGCGAGCGTGCCCGCGCTGCCGTGGCAACCGCCTCCGGCTGCGCGTTGGTCGACGCGCCCACAACGCCTGGCGGCGCACCCACGATGCCGGCAGCCGCTGAGCCTGGTCGCGCCACTCCAAGCAAAGTTGTAGTCCCACACTGTCTAGCCGTCATGCTGTGCACTAAAGGGTGAAGTCACTACACCTCACGGAGGTATGCATGTCCGATCCCACCTACCACGCCTGCGCCTGCGGCGGCACGCTCGTCCTCATCCCGGCTCGCCCTGGCAGCGAGGCCGAGACCGTCCACCGCGACGCCGACGGCAACGAGGCGCCCTGCCCCAACGGCAGGTGACGGGAGTGGCCAGCACCCAACAGTGCTGGCCGCCCTCTGCCGATTGTCAGTACGCAGGCGTAGCGTGCGGCCATGAACAGCCCAACGACGAGCAATCGGCTCTACGGCATGATGCAGTTCCTGCTGGCCCACTACGCCAACCACCAAGTCCCCGAGGCCGCGGCAGAACGCGGAGTCGTCGATCAGCAAGACGCTCTCGACGCCGTCCTCAGCCTCGCCGGATTCCTGGACGCCAACACCCAAGCGGGACGCATACCGGCGAACGATGGCGAGCACATGGCATCCATGCTGATGGTCATCCGCGAGTACATCCGCCCGCTGCCTGTTGGTGAGGTGGAAAGGGAGGGTGCCGCAGTAGACGGTGTCACGCCCGATCTGCGAGAGATGGTTGACGCTCTGCGGACCGTACGTGACGAGACCGATATGCGGGGCTAGCCGGAACCCGTGTCTCTTCGCCAGGTCCGGCCGCTCGACGCCGCTGCTGCACCGTTTCACGTCTCGCGGTGCCATACCTTCAGCCGGACTACACGAGGTGACGTGCCTGTTGTTGTCATTACGCGACGCTGCGGTGTGCGGTCTGAGACAACCTGGAGGCAGAGTGACCTGCCGTGGATTCAACGAAATGGGCAGCACTCGTCGGGGCCGCGGCCTCGATCGCCGTCTTCATAGGCGGAGCTTGGGCCAGCAGCCTGAAGGACAGGGCGGCAGACCGAGCGGCGGCAGTCAAGGAGGGCCGTGCCGCCGTACAGGAGCTCCTACAGGCCGCGCTCGACGTGAAGGCCGCCATGACTACGTGGGACGCGCGGCAGCGGGACAGACGATCGATTGTGACTGCATGGGTGCACTCTGTGGCGCAGGTGCTGGATGGCCTCGCCGAAGACCGTGTCTACCGCGGCGTGGCCGAAGGTCTTGGATCGGTGATGACGTGGCGGCGCGGAATCGACTCTGCGGATGAAGCTAACGTGCTGGGCTCTACGTCTCGCATGGCCGCTGCCGCTGCGCGCATCGCGATGCTTGACGATGCTGGGCTTCGCCAAGCCTCTTCGGAAGTCACGGACGCGCTAGCACAGTTCGTGGCCGCCTACACCGGTAGGGCTCGGCCTGCTGTGCGCGCGCGGGCGGATCGCAAAGTGGAAGAGGCTATCGGCAGCCTTGGTGACGCCGCGCGCGCCTACAGTGGTCGCCCGGGTCGAAGGCGGCGCCGCAGTTAGAGGTCACCGCTCTGCGGGCTGGGGTCCTATCTTGCGGGCCAACTGGGCGGCGTTCTCTGGCGTTACCAGTTCTACCCTGCGGCGGAAGGCACCCTTCACGACGAAGAAGCCCGAGAACTTGCCGTGCGGACCGATCTCGCGGCACTCGTACAGGCCGGCTCCCGGCAGGGGACAGCCGTAGGGAGCGGTGCGGCTGCGGTCGAGGAAGGTACGCGCGTACACGTATTGCTCGTTCGTGCCGCGGATCTTGGCCACCCAGCCACCCACGGCATCGCAGATGAGCTGCTGAGGTGTGATCGATACGCCAGGAAACACCGTGGCGGGGTCAGCGGTCGCGATATTGACGGGGATGTCTAGCGCCGCCGTTGACGCGGCCTTCTGCTCTGGGGTGGCGTGGAGCTCGCAGACGCCAGGGTGAGCGCCGAGTCCGTACCAGACCATCAGATGCTTGCGACAGCGAGCCCCCTTGGCTGTCCTAGCCGTGCACTGGTTCACGTGCCCCCCTGAGTCATGGGCAGCATTCTGGCAGCGTCCGTCGCACGCGATCTCCCTACCGGCGTCACGAGATGGACACGGTGCCCACACATCCCTCTCACGGCATGCAAGATGCCCTTTCGGAATCAACTTGCTATGGGGGGAAGATGCGTACTCGAACTGCTGGTCTTGTCAGCACTCTGATCATTGCCGGTTGGGCCACTGCTTGCAGTGGCGGCAACGCCAAGCCGTCGCCGACAGTGACAGTCACCAAGACAGTCGCTGCTCCCACTAGCCCGAAGGGTGCGACGGCCAGCAACGGCGTGCTCTCCATGGGCGCAAAGAAGGTGATCAACGACGACGCCAACGATGTGCACCTCGTCATCCAAGCTACGGAATACGAGCAGCCATACAAGGGCCCGCAGCCGCAGAGGCCGGAGGACTTCCAGGGCGGCGACGTCTGGGCCACGATCCACGTCAAGGTCTGCAATCTCAGCGGACCCGACATCAGCGTCAGCCAAACTCCCTGGTCACTGGAGTATGCAGACGGCACGAGCATCGAGGTCACCGGCAGCACCGGTGGAGATATGCCGAAGCCGGAGTTCCCCATGGACAGGGCGGTCAAGGCCGGCCGGTGCGCGGCCGGCCTGATCGCTTACCCCGTGCCGAGCGATAAGAAGCCTGAGCGGGTCGTGTATGCGCCGGACGGTCTCGACCCGGTCGAATGGGCCGCGGACAAGTAGGCGTGCGCTGTGCCCAGTCATCACCCTGACCGGGCACCCAATTGCGTGCAACCGGCTGCGCGCCCACGGCCTGATCGCACAATCCTCCGCAATCTGGCTGCGCGCTCTCGCTATCCGCCGCATCCTGGAGACACACCCACGGCGCGAGAGGGAGAAGCCATGGCCATGCAACTTCGCATGCTCGGCACCACCAGTGACGACGGAAAGTGCCCCACTCTGTACGAGGACGCCACCACCGGGGACATCGTCGTGCAGGGATACACCGTCAGCGCCCCCGAGGACGTCGCCCAAATCCAGAACGTCCTCCCGGGCGAGTCGTTCGTCCGCATCCCGCGCGAGCTGCTCACTCGCTTCGCGCCCACGGAGTAAGCAGCGTGCCAGAGTTCATCAACGACGACACCTTTGGCTCGTACTTCGAGACCTTCCAACACACGGCCTGGCGGCTGGAGACCCGCCGCGGATACGCCTCCGACCGGGCTGGCGAGAAATATCGCCAGTTCATGGAGACTGGGACGGTACCGAATGATCTGCACCGTCCCTGGTGCGCAAACGTCACCGCGCAGACGGCACAGGGCAAGCGGATCGAGCGCGTACGGATCATGGATCGTCCACCCACCTCGGAGCAGTTGTTCCTGCTCGCCAGCGCCGCCAGCAACAGCGAGGCAGGCGAAGACATCCGAAACCTGTGGCGCCCGGACGCCGAGAAGCTGCGGCTGCCCGCTGTCGACTTCTGGCTGTTCGACTCGCGCCGGGCCTTGGTGCTGCACTTCGACAGTGCCGACGAGTATCTCGGTGCGGAACTCGTGGACGACCCGGTCCGCATCGTGGGGTTCTGCCAGATCAGGGATGCCGCCTGGCATTACGCAACCCCTCGTGAAGAGTTCGTGGCGCAGGTAGCTTCGACTGTGTGAGCACTGACTACCAGCAGGCCCGTGAGGCGCTCGGTGCGCGGCTGCGCGAGCTGCGTACCGAGGCCAGCCTGAATGGCAAGGAGTTCGCCGAGCGGCTCGGCTGGCAGCGCTCGAAGGTCAGCCGTCTTGAGACCGGCAAGCAGACTGCGACGGATGCTGACGTCGAGGCGTGGGCTCGCGCGGCCGAGCAGCCGGCCGTGAGTGCCGAGCTACAGCGCGCCGTCCATGCGATGGCGCGGCTGGAGACGGTGCACCGCAGCTGGAAGCGGCAGCTGGCCGCCGGTCACCGGGCCGTGCAGGAAGGCCATGCCGTCCAAGAAGCGCAGGCCGAAACGATCCATATCTTCGAGTCCGGCATCGTCCCGGGCATCTTCCAAACGCCGGATTACGCGCGCGGCGTCCTCACAGATGTCTCCAACCGGCTCGGTACGCCCCGGGACATCGAGGAAGGCGTACGTGCCCGCATGAAGCGCCAAGAGGCCGTGTACGAGCCCGGGCGCCACTTCTACGTGCTGGTTTGGGAAGCAGCCTTGCACGTTGTGCGATGCGCTCCCGAGGCCATGGCTGCACAACTCAACCGGATCAGTGGGTTCATCGGTCTGGACACCGTGAGTCTTGGCATCATCCCGCTCGGCGCCCGCACGCCGTTCTCCCCGAAGCACGGGTTCTGGATCATTGACGAGCGGCTTGTCGTCGCCGACACCTGGAACGCCGAGCTATGGCTGGACGGCACGGACGACGTTGCCCACTACCGCAAGCTCTGGTCCCTGATGCAGGAGTCCGCCGTCTTCGACCACCAGGCTCACCGTCTGATCGCCCGTGCAAGGGCTAGCCTCACCCTCTCGTGAGCAATCCTCGGCAACGCTCGTGGCGGCGTGCGCAATCCCGCGCAATCTGCGGACAGGACTGCAATCGCTCTGCGTACGGTCGCTTCATGGCGACACACCTTCCCCTCGCCCCAACTCGCGAGGGCCAAGCTTGGCTGCTGTCCTGCGCTCAGGACCCAGCAGCAGTGCAGCATGCCTGGGGTGCCGGGCAGTTGGCCGCCATCTCCAGCGGACCGCACTGGCGAGTGGCCGAGGCGCCTCTGCCGCGCTCCCTCGAAGCATTCCGCCGGATGGAGGCCGCGCCACATGGCCCCGTCCTCGCGGACATCAGCCGCGCGCTGGCCTGGTGGCTGCTTCCCCCCGGCCTCGCTGACGAGCTGGACGACGTCGCTGGCCTCACCGTGTATCCGGCCGGATGGGAGCTGAAGTGCCCACCCGTCGTCCGCTTCTTGGACGGCAGGTGGTGGGTGGAAGCACCGGACGGCACGGGCCAGCTCACCGATCCGATACTCCTCGCCGCAGCCTTCGGGCCTGGCGGCTACCGGCGGGAAGCGGAGACCTCGTGACGAGTGACACCGCAATTCCGCCGAGTGCCCTGCTCGCCGACCTGGAGCTACCAGACCCGTCCCGGCTCCTGCCGACGCAGGTCCGAGGCGCCACCTGTGCCTGGTGCAACGAGCGGCTGACAGGAGCCACCGCGCTGGACCTCGGACCACGGACCGAGCCAATCCTCGGCGTCGCCGGCCGCTGGTTTCCGCGTGGCTGTGTCCCGTGCACCCTCCGGCAAGTGTTGGCCGCGTACAAGACGCACGGCATGAGCTGCGAGCAGTGCGTGGACGACGCGACGCTGTGCGATGTGCAGCGCGCCCTGCGCGCCCTCGCACTGGAGCTCCGCCGATGATGTGCGCTCGCTGCAACAAGCTGATCCAGCCCGGCGAGGCGACGGTGGTGGTGGTCAATCCGGGTGCCACCGCCGCGGGCGCCGATATCGAGATCCACGCCGAGCCCTGCGACCGGGCTCGTCAGCAGACCACACCCGACGGGCGCTGGCCATAACCCCAATACCGCGGCTTCGCCGATGCCCTCATGGGGAGGCCGCAGGGTCCGCCGCCGGTGCCCACCCCGTCGTCCCGGCGGCAGGCCCAACCACCTTTGTTCATGAATCAGGGAGCAGACCATGACCACGCACCCCGTTTCCCCGAACACAGTCCTCGCGAACGCGTTAACCCACGCCGAAGACGTCCTCGCCCCCCGCATACGGACCATGCGCCCGGCGCGGGTGACGTTCGTGGTCGGCACACAGATCAACGGCGTACCGCACCTCGGCACATCTCTCGTGCAGTCGCTCACCTTCGCCGCCGCGGCGCGAGTCCGGCAGCGCTTCGACCTCCCCGTCGACGTGAAGTTCGGCGCCCTCGACAACGCACCGCACGAGGTTGTCACCGACGCGACGTCGGGGCACCGCTATCAGCGCTCCTACGTCCACGCCCTCGGCGAGGCTGCCCTTGTCGACCTGGTCAACGAGCTGTACCGGCCATTGTTCGACGCGCTGTCTGAGCGGCTGGCCATTCCGTACTCAGTCGAGATGTACTCACGACAGCAGCAGACAGAGCAGTTCCGTCGGACTTGGCTGCGGGCGCACCGCCGTGTCGATGCGTCCCAATGGTGGCTCGACCCTGCCCACGGCACCCCGCATGTCCGCGTACCCTGCCCAGCGCCGGGCTGCGGCTGGGCAGAGAAGTACGCCGAGCGCACCCGCGTCTTCCTCGGCGACCATCACGCCGTGGTGCACGCGGTCTGCCTCCACCACGGTCCCTACGAAATCCGCATCGCCCCTGACAGCGGTGGCTACCTCGACCTCGCCACCCTGTACCGCAACCTCGTCAAGGAACTCGCCGCCAGCGCCGACCACGGTCGCCTGAGCGTGATGGTGAAGGGCGGCGACTGGGTCTTCGGATCCACACTGGTCGACAACGCGCTCACCGCGACCGGTCTTTGCGGCGGCCAGCTTCCGGCACGGCTGTTCTGCCCGCAGGTGGTTACGGACACAGGCGCGAAGCTGTCGAAGAGTCTCATCCGCGACGGCAAGGCGTCGTTGCCTGAGGGCTCCGCCCCGTGGATGCTCGACACCAGGATGTGGCCCGGCTCGCTGTCCGAGTACGCCGACCAGCTGCTCGCCATGGCCGACACCCTGCTGTCCGACCCGCGTCACTTCTTCCGCTCGTACTCGGCCGGCGAGCTCGGCCGACTCATGTCTACCCCGACGAGGAGCGTCACCGCACCATGAGCGACACCAGCACCACGCGCAGGCACGAACTGAACCTGTACCGGCGGTACTTCGACCTGGTTGCTGCTGGCCGGAAGACCATCGAGGTACGCGTGCGGTACCCGCACCTCGCCGACATGGCGGCGGGGGACACGATCCGCTTCCGGATCAAGGGCACCGATGAGACGTGCGACGTGGGGGTGCTCCGTGTCACCGAGTACGCCGACTTCGAGGCCCTGCTCGATGGTGAGGGGCCGGCGAACGTGAATCCGACCGCGACCCGCGAGGAGCAACTGGCCAACATCCGGAGGATCTATCCGCCCGAGAAGGAAGCGCTTGGCGCGCTTGCCATTGAGATTGAGCCAGTAAACGCCTGCGACAGCTGATCGCCAGGAGGCCGCATGAAGGACCGAATCGACCCGCGGTACGCGAAGCTGGTCCCGGTATGGAGGGAAGCACAGCAGACCGCGCACGGGTTCATCACCTTGTCGCGAACTGGGTGACCGCAGCGGGTAATGCCTGGCACGGCAAGGCCCCTGCAACGGCCATAGAACCGGTGCAGGGGCCTTCCGAGCTCTACCGGCCGCGGGGCGGCGCGAACGTGGCTTCGATCGATCCCCGGTTCTTGACCGCCTTACGCAGCTCACTCACCAGGAACTCCGTGTACCGGCCGCTGTCGCCAGCCCGGATCTCCAAGACGATCCGTTGCGGCCCCGAACTGACTGGCGCGACCGCGGGGACGGCAGCGCGGTGGGGGGTGTTGAGCATCGACGCCCACGGGGTCTGCGCCATCCGCTGGGAGTCCGGCTGGGACCACACCCGCGACCCGGCGGGCAGGTCGAGGAGTTCCGGGCCCTGCTCACCCACCCACGTGAGGTTGGAGCGGAGTCCGCCGTTGGCTGCGGCGCCGACGATGCCGCCCGTCGCTTTGCCCTTCAGCGCCTTGGAGATGAGCTTCTCCATGCTCTTGGCGAGGTTGTCCATGCTCTTTTGCAGCTTGGACTGCTCCGCGGTCAGCGTCTTGACCACCTGGGTCTGCGCCTTGATCGCCGCGTCGTACACCGCGCCCGCCGTCGTCTTCCCCGCGGACCCGGCAGCGTTCTCGATCTGCGACTGCGTCGAGTTGATCGAGGCCACCTCGGACGCCGACGCCTCCAGCAGTGCGCCCGCCGTCTCCAGGCCGCCACCGTCGATGCCGGCCTCGGCGACCTGCTGGATGATGGTCTTCGAGTAGCCCTTGGCCTTGAGCTGCTTGAGCGCGTTGGCGAAGGCCACGACCTTGTCTCGGGAGACGGACATCGCGGTGCGGATCGTGCCGAGGGTCACGGTGCCGCCGTCGGCGCCCGAGGCGCTCTTGGTGACGTTGGCGGAGCTGATCAGGCTGGACTTGACCGAGTCGGACAGCTGGGAGGCGCTGTCCTTCAGCGAGTTGAGTTTGTCTTTTGCTGTCCCCAGCGACGCGGTGACCTTGGCCAGTGCGCGCTCGTGATTGATGAGGGCGCGGCCGACACTGCTCAGGTGCTTCAGCAGGTTCGACTCGGTCTTCCCGCTGAAGGCAGCCTTGATCTTGCTCGCGGCGTCGTTCAGCGACGACACCAGCGCGTTCAGATCGGACGGCGTGGCGAGCCCGCGGTCGAGCGGGGTCCGCTGGTAGCCCGCCATCCGGCCGAAGGCGCTGATGCCGAGCTCGCCAGACAGCTCCTTCCGAGCATCCTTCTGCGCCTGGATCGCCTGCTTCTGCGCCTCGGTCAGCTTGACCTTGCCGCCCTTCGCGAACCCGGCGACCGGCAGACGGCCCTCGTTGATGGCGTCGAGCATGTGCGTGCCGTACTTCTGCACGGCCGCAGCCTTGATCACGTACTCCGTGTTGGAGACGCGAGCCATCGCGCCCGAGCCCATGAGGGCGAGGATGCTGTCCGACGTGCCGCTCCCCGGGCCCTGGATGTAGCCGCCGTCGGGGATGTGCTGGACGTCGCCACCGTCCGCGTAGCTGCGGATCTGGCCGCCTGCCGCGTAGTTGCGGTGCGCTACCGGTATGCCACCGGAGTCCGCGGAGCCGCTGGAATAGAACATGCTGACGTGCTTGGTGGTGAGCGTCACCGACTTGTCGTGCAGGGACGCGATCGCCCCGGCGACGCTGCGGATCCCGGACAGAGCACCACCGGTCGCGGCCGTGACCTTGACGCTCCCGCCCTTCAAATGCTGGACCTTGTACCCGAACGCTTCCAGCACCTGCTCGGCGGTCTTGGACAGCGTGGTCAGCGTCACCGATTTCGCGCCCGGCGCCTTCTTCACCGCTGCGTTGAAGGCGTTCAGGTCGGCGGTGGCCTGCTTGTCATCGACCTGGAGCTTCAGCTTCTGCGCCTCGGGCGCCTTCAGGAGCGTGTCCGCCAGCTTCTCCGCAGCCTGGCGGGTATCACCCATCGCCATCGCGGTGTCGATGAGGTTCTTGCGGCCCTTCTGGTACACCTTGTCGACCTGGTCCGCGGCGAAATGCTGCTTCGCCAGCTTGTCGACATAGTCCTCGGTCTTCGCGGCCAGGTCGGACAAGACCGCGCGGTTCTTGCGGCCCGCGTCGGAGGTGACACTGAGCGTCTTGCCGTTCTCCTTCACGGCCTTCGACGCGTCGGACACGGCCTGGTAGAACGCGGTCTCCGCGTCGAACGCTCCGCGGTGCACCTGGTTGAGCGCCATGATGGATTGCTCAAGGCCCTGCGCCGACTGGTTCTCCGCGTCGAGTGCCTTCTGCGTCGAGACCGCAGCATTGCCGAACAGACCCATGGACTGGGCGGTGATCTCCTGCTGTGCCGACAATCCACCAAGGGCATCGGTGTACTTCGGGAACAGAGCGGCGATGTCCTTCGTCGAGTACCCAGCACCTTTCAGCGCCGTGCTCATCTTCTGGAAGTCCTGCGCCGCTGCGCTAGCTGCCCCGTTCGACGCCATGCCTGCGAGAGCCTGGTCCAGGCTGTTGAAGTCGCCCTTCAGGCTGTCGAGGGAGTCCTTGCCCTTCGTCATGTTGCCGATGCTGCGGGAAATCTTGTCGGCGAGATCATCCAAGCCAGGGACCTTGAACCCGAACGGCGTCTTGTTCATCTGCTGGGTCTGCTCGTTCAGGGACTTGACCTTGGCAATCAGGCCGTCCATGTTCCCGAACGTCTTCTGCAACTCGCCCGAGAAGTTCCCTGTGCCCGACGACGACAGGTTCTTCAGCGACGTCGTCAGCTTGTCGACGTCCGGCGGGGCCGTCTTGCCGAGGTCGGCGAGCTTGGCGACCGCCACCGCGAGCAGCACGAGACCGCCCACGACCACCGACGCCTTGCCGACCGCGCCCAGCTCCGCGAACGCCGCCTTCAGCCCAGCGACGCCGCCGCCAGCCGCGATGAACGCCTCCTTCATGTACATGGCTCTGAGCTTGAGAGAATCGAACACAGCCGCCAGCGCCTTCGTGCTAGCCGACCACAGCATCTGCGACGCAGCTACCGCCTTCATAGCGATAGACACGGCGACCGTGACAGCGAGGAGACCGCCGAGGGCGGCCACGGCGGCGGTGGTGGCGGTCTTGTGGGCGAGCATGAGGCTGACGAAGCTCTGGAGGGGCGGGATGAGCTTGTTCCCCAGCGTGATCATCAGGGCGTCGAAGCTCGCTTGCAGGGCCTTCATCTGGAATGCGAACGTTTTCGTCGTCCCGGCCCAGGCGTCCCCGAACTTGTTGGCGCCCTCTGCCAACGCCGGGTACTTCGACTCCAGGCGGTCCATCTGGCTCACGAGCACGTTGAGGCCCGCGCCGGCCTTTCGGCCGAACGCCTGGGTGATGATGTCGCCCTGCTCCTTGGAGGAGATCCCGGCCTTCTTCATGTGGCCGACAAGGTCTTCCAGGGCGAGCTTCAGACCGCCCTTCTGCATGTCCTTCGACAGGGTGTCCTGCTGGAGACCCAGCCGTGTGAGCGCGTCGCCTGCGGTGGCCACCGGGTGGGCAAGAGCCATCACCGACATGCGGAGCTGGTTACCCGCCAGCGAGCCCCGGATGTTGTTGTCGCCGAACACGGCAAGCGCGGCGCCGACGTCGGTGATGGAGAGGCCGAAGCCTTTGACGGTGGCTACCATGCCGGACCCGAAGGCGTTCGCCAGGTCCTGCATCTTCATGTCGCCGACGCCGACGGTGGCGTTCAGGACACCCATCGCCTTGTCCATGTTCTGGACACCCGGGATACCGGAGGCGACCGCCGCGGTCAGCGCGTTGGTGACGTCGACTAGGTCGGCGTGCCCGACCGTGGCGCCTTTCGCGGCGGTCGCGGTCAGGTCCAGGGCCTTCTTTGACGAGATGCCCATCGACTCGAAGTTGGACTCGACGTGGTACAGGCTCTCGGCCAGCGAGTCCGGGTCCTGCCCGACCTTCCCCGCGAGGTCGAGAACGCCCTGCTTCAGCCCTGCAATCTTGTCCTTTGACACGCCGGCCTGCGTGTGCAACTGCGCCATCGACGCGTCGAACTTCGACGCCATCTTCACGCTCTCAGCGCCGATCGCCACCAGCCCGGCGGCGCTGAGCATCGCCGTCTTGTGGAAGACGGCCATCGCCTTGCTTGACCTCTCCACCTGCGCATTCACGCGTGCCATGGTGGGCGATGCGAGATCCTTCGCGGTGACAAGGATTTCAACGACATTCGCGGACATGACTCACCTCGCCCCCGCCTGCCGCCGCACGCTGCCCTTCGTGCAGCAGCATCGCCGCGCACGCAGGGCACAAGGCCGAGACGATCACCCATGTCCCGAGTTCGGCCGCGACCGGCCGCAAGAGCCCCGGATCCACCGCAACCTCGCAGCGCCCGCACTCCGCGCCACTGAACCCACCGAGCAGACTCTGCAACGTCTCGGAGGCCACGCACTCCATGTGGCAGTCCTGGCACCGGCCATAGCCTTCAGCGGCTCGCACGAAGCCCACGCCCGGCCGATGCGTCAGGTGCCTGCACCGCGGCAGGTCCCCGCTCAACTGGCCGGCCAAGCCGTCGAGCCACGACGAATCGCCCGCCGTGTAGTCGGAGACCACCAGCACCTTCACCCCGGCGCCCATGCCACGCGTCGCCACGTGACGCCAGCCAGCGCGCCGCTGGCGGGCCGGACGGCACTTCCGGCGACTCACCGGACGCCCCCCGCCCGAACGGCCGCGACAGCGCCGTCCAGCAGCTTCGTTCGCACTCGGCGCACATCGGCGCTCACGTCGGGCCGGTCACGCCACCGCCGCACCGTCCGGCCCGACACCCCGACCAACGGCCCGATCTCCTCCGTCGGCCGCCCCATCGCCAGCAGCACCGCCGCCCGCATTCGCGGCGACAGACCCTCAAGTCCAGCACTGTCCATAACTGTCCTCCCTTTGTGACAATCCTACGAAGGAGCGCAAGTGAAGGGCGGGTTGAGGCTGCGTTTGATGTAGAGAAACGACAACGCGAAGGCGCCCGGCCTTCTCGTAGAAGACCGGGCGCCCCTCACTCCGTTCAGTCGACCTGCGGCATCCGCCACCGCAACGGTTCAGGGAACTGCTTCGCCAGCGGCGACGACACCGACCGCACCAGATCCGGCTGCCCCTGCTCCAGCTCCATGGCCACCCACTGGAACGCCGACCCCAGCGCGTGGTGAGGCGACAGGCGCGCCGTGATTACGCGCCGCAGCAGCCACACCGCCACCGCGCCAGCGTCCAACGGGTCGAACTCCTGCCCCTTCACCTTCAACCGGTCCACACCGAGGACAGTCTGCTCACCGCCGCTGTCGCCGCCGCCGAAGTCCAAGCCGGCCGCCGACAGCACGCCCACATGCTCGGCAACGCCCTCGTTGTACGCCGTCCCCGCATCCAACAACGCCACCAGCGCCGCCTGTGCCACCTCGGCCGCCTCAACGAGCACCTTCCGGCGAGCCGCCATGTCCCGCCCCGCCTGACGGATCTGAGTAGCCGCTGCTTTCTCCAACTCAGGGCGCGACACACGCCGCCGCTCCTCTTCCTGCTGCTCCTCGAACGCCTTCCGGATCTCCCGCGCGTTCGCTCGCTGCTGGGCCGCCGTCCGCGCGGCCTCGCTGTGCTCCAGCGCTACTACATCGCTGTAGGGCGCCGCCTCCAACCGTCGCGCCGCCTGGTCCTTCGCCTGATCCGCCTCGTCGGCACGCGCCTCCGCCTGCCGGACCTGCATCTCGGTGATCTGCACTGCCATGGCCGTTACTCCTTGATCCGCCCTACTGGTAACCGAATGGACAGACGTCCACCCGAAATCGCTGGTCACGCCCAGCACACCCGCTCGTTACGAGGCCGCCGCCAGCCCATCCGCCGGCCGTCGGCGCAGAGACCGCCGCTCCCGCGCCGTCGTCCCGCCCCACACGCCGAGCAACTCAGGCCGCGCCAGCGCATAAGCCGCGCACTCGTCCAAGTACGCACACCCCACACACAGCACCTTGGCCTGCCGGGGGCGAACCCCCTCCGCGAAGTAGGAGTCGGGATCATCTCGGCACCGAAGCCGCTCCCGCGCCTCCCAAACGAAATCGGGGATGCCCAACGCCAACAGCGGTGCGCCGGCCGCGAGCCCGCTCACTCCGAGCCCTCCGATATCCGCCAGTTCAGCCCGAGCACCGCCACACCGGCAGCCATGAACCCTGCCGTCACCGACCACGTGAACGCCGCCGTCGCCAGCAGCCCAAGCCCCGCCGCATCCATGAGGACCGACCGAGCCCCGCCCAGCAGCCGCAACAGCTTCCGCCCCCGGCGCATCAGGCGCCACCCTCACGCCCACGCCACGTACGCTGCGCCGCCTCGACAGCAGCCCGGCGCACCTCCGGACGCCCCGCAGCACCCCGACCCTGAGCCGCAGCCACCCCCTCACCCGCCCCACGTGCCGGCTGCCCCAACCGGACCACCGCCCACAACAGCGCAATGGCCACCAGCGCCAGCGAGACGACAACCACCGCCGTCAACTCGTACCCGTCCACCCTCACCAACCCCTTCCGAACCCGGCCCGCTCGACCACGAACCGAACACTCACAAACCCGGACATGAACACCCTCGATAGCGGCAAGCCATCGCACCGCCTAACCACCACACCGCGTCGCCTGTGGGCGGTGGCCAGCACGCCAGCGTCTGGCGGTGCTCGGGGTGCATCGGGCCGGGCGCGGAGCTGTATCGGGCAGCCTTCGGGTGCTGCTTCGGGGAGACGTGGACTCATCGCCCGTTCTCCTTCGTGCCGACCGTCCGCCGGTCGACGGCCGGGGATCGCGGTTGGCGGCCAGCTGGGTGTAGCGCGCACCTCGGACGGACGCGGAAGCTCGGACATCACGTCTGAGCCATGTCGACGAACCGCGAGTAATGGCCCTGGAAGGCGACCGTGATCGTGGCCGTGGGGCCGTTGCGGTGCTTCGCTACGATCAGGTCCGCCTCGCCCGACCGCGGCGACTCCTTCTCGTACGCATCCTCACGGTGGACGAGGATCACCATGTCGGCGTCCTGCTCGATCGCGCCGGACTCCCGCAGATCCGACAGCACCGGCTTCTTGTCCGATCGCTGCTCCGATCCTCGGTTCAGCTGCGACAGTGCGATGACCGGTACGTCGAGTTCCTTGGCGAGTAGCTTCAGCCTGCGGGACATGTCGGCTACCTCTTGCTGCCGGTTCTCCCCGCGGCGCCCTGAACCCGACTGCATGAGCTGGAGGTAGTCCACGACGACCAGCCGTAGTCCGTTGCGCTGCTTCAGCCGACGGGCCTTGATGCAGACGTTCATGAGCGTCAGCTCGCCGCCGTCGTCGATGTAGAGCGGCGCGGCCGAGACGTCCGGCATCCGGCGGGCGAGCCGGGTCCAGTCCTCGTCGGTCATCGTGCCGGACCGCATGTGGTGCAGGCCCACGCGCGCCTCGGCGGAATACATCCGGCTCAGCAGTTCCTTGCTACTCATCTCCAGCGAGAAGAACGCGGTCGGCATCTTGTGCCTGATGGCGGCATGGCGGGCCACGTCCAGGGCAAGGGTGCTCTTGCCCATGGCGGGGCGGCCGGCGATGACGATCAGCTGGCCGGACTGGAGCCCGTTGGTCAACGAGTCCAGGTCGATGAAGCCAGTCGGCACTCCGGTGATCTCGCCGTTACGCCGGCCGATCTGCTCAAGTTCGTCGAGCCACTCCTCGCCGATGTCGCCGACAACCTTGAGCGTGTCGTCCGCCTGCTGCGCCGTCAGACTGAGGATCGCGGCTTGCGCGCGGTCGACAATCTCGGAGGCGCCGCCCTCGCCTGCGTATCCCATCGCGGCGATGCTGTCGCCGGCTTCGGCGAGACGGCGCAGCACGGCTTTCTCTCGGACGATCTCAGCGTGGTACTCGGCGTTCGCCGCGGTCATCGCGGCCTGCGTCAAGGAGAAGATGTACGAGGTGCCACCAACGCGGTCCAGTTCCCCGCGCTTCGTCAGCTCGGCACCAACGGTGAGCGGGTCAGCGGGTTCGCCGCGACTGTACAGGTCCACGATCGCCGCGAAGACCGCCTGGTGGGCCGGGTAGTAGAAGTCGTGGGCTTTGAGTTCGCCGGCCACGTCGTCGATGGCGTCCTTCGACAACATCAGCTCGCCGAGGAGGGACCGTTCAGTGTCTCGATCCTGCGGGGGGATGCGGTCGAAGGCGGCGGCGATCCCCGTGTCGATGCTCACTTGGCGCCGCCCTTCCGCCGGTCGTCGCCCTTGAGGACGATCCGGTCGCACATCTCCGTAAGTCGGGACGCGACACGCTCGCCCAAGGCGTCACGGAGCTTCGCTGGCGCCAGGTTGCTGGTGAAGATGCTCGGCAGGCACTCCTCGTACCGGTGGTTGATCAGTCGGTAAGTGATCTCCTCGACCCACTCTGTCCACTTGGAGGCGCCCAGGTCGTCGAGGACCAAGAGATGGGCGTCCGCGATCCGCTCGAACGTGCTTTGGGAGTCCTCGCCGTCACGGGGGCGGAGGCTGGCGTAGAGATCCACGGCCGTATGCATCTGCCACCTGAGCTGGGTGCCGCTCTCCGCGACCGCGCGCAGTACCGACCACGCGTAGTGCGTCTTGCCTACACCGGTGGGACCGATCAGCAGCAGCGATTTCACGGCGTGCCGGTCGGCCGCGAAGCCTAGGGCCCACTCGCTGGCCTGCTCCTCGGGGTAGGCCGTGGCGAAGCGGCGCGGAACCCTGGCGGTGAAGTAGTCCATGGCCACTTGCTGGTGCTCGGCGACCTGCTCGCTGAAGTGGGAGCGCAGGAACCGGACATCGTCGGGAGCGAGGTCGGCTAGGGCCAGCTCTCCCTTGAAGTGCTTGAGGAGACGGTCGTAGTCCTCGTAGGAGCCGGGAGCGGGGAGGGCGTAGTTGCCGGGTGGGATGCCAAGGCCGGCGAAGTCGACAGTGAGCTTCGAGTGCTGGGCCATCAGATGAGGTCCTCGTCGTAGGCGTCTTGATCGCTGGGGTTTTGGTAGGCGCCTCGGCGAAGGTTGCCGAGGGCTATGTCTAGGGTTGCTCCGGAGATGGATCGTCCTTCGCGGGCGACCTGGTCCAGAGCACGGGCGAGGTCGTCGCGGGGTACGCCGTTGCTGATCGCGGTCCGGATGATCTGCCGGATGGCGATGAAGGACTGGGCGCGGCCTTTGCCGTGGTGCCCCCAGAAGGCGGTAGCGAGGTCGTCGGCTACCTGGTGCTTTCTGGGCTTCGGCTCGGCGCTGGCGGGCTTGCCCGTCGGAGCAGCCGAGGAAGAGGTAGTTGGGGGTGAAGGGGTAGGGCGGGTCTTTTTGGCCCTCCTACCGGCACTAAAAGACCCGGCTACTCCACCTGTAGGAGGGTCTTTTTCGCCCACGTGCTCGTCCGGCGTCGAGTCGTAGGAGGGTGCTTCTGACCCGGCTACAGCCGGGGTAGCCGGGTCATTTTCACCCGGCATCTCTGCACCGGATGTTGCGGGCGCAAGGTGGAGGAACCGGTACTTCGCAGTGCGCCCGTTGTGGCCACCCCCGGCATGCTCAAGAACCTTCTCCTCCTTCAGCTTGGCGACGATCCGACGCATGGAGCGGTCGTCTGGCACCATGGCCTGTCGCATGATCTCTGGGTCGACGACGCTGCTGTACGTGAGACGCGTCCTGTCGTTCGCATCGTCTGCGAGGACCATCGCCGTCAACTTCTCGCGGTGGGTCAGGGATGGCGGCGCCCATACCTTGACCTCGCGATACAGCTCGTATCCCATCAGGCGATGTCGTCCTTGCGTTCGGGCGCGAAGCGCTCCTCGAACTCCCAGCTCTGCCACCCGCGAGAGGCGAGACGCCGAAGCTCAGTGCGGGCCTCGGCAATCGTTAGGCCGTAGCGTCGTGCGATCATCTGCGCCCAGTGGTGTTCATCAGACGCGGACTGCCGTCCGGCGTTGTGCACCAGGCGCAGGTGGGAACCGCGGTGTTGACTGCCGCCTGGGTTACGTGACCCGGCCCCCGATGGGTCAGGCGATTGGTTCATCACGTGGTCCGTTTCGGTGCTAGGCCAGTGGCGGCGCCGGCCTGAATGGATTCGGGGGAGGCTGCTGCGGCGGTGGCGGACCGCAGGTGGCTCACGGCCCCGGACCCCGCCCGGCGGCGGCCGGGCGAGAGACGAGAGTGCCGGAGCCGCTGGTCACGAGTGGGCCTGGGAGTCCTCGAAGACGCGATCGGCCATGGCGTCGACCTGGTCCAGGAACCCGCGGAGTTCGGCGGTCTTCGCGTGCACGCTGGCTGCGTCGGGGAACTCCTCGTTCCTGATGTAGATGGCTGCGGCCGTCTCGCTGCCGGACAGCGCGGCCATGCCGGCGTCGAGGATCGTGCTGCCGTCCTCTCCGGTCACGCGCAGCCCGTGGTTGTAGTGGTCGGTGTGGCCCGGCTCGCGGTCCTTGCAGTCCCGGTACATCGGGCAGGTCTGGGGCTCGTCGTCCCGCTGGCCGAGGCGAGTGATCATCTCGTTGGCGATCCGCTCGGCAATCTCGGGCGAGTAGTGGCCGGGCAGAGTCGTCCGCATGGCTTGGTCGACCGCGGCCCGGATCGCCACGACCATCTCGCCGAAGGGGAGACCCTGCTTGGCGGCGTTCTCGGGGTGCATGCTGGCCGGGGCGGGGACGGCCGCGAGCGTCGGCTGGAAGTCGATGCGCGGAACGCTGGTGCTGTGTGCCATGCTGGTCACATCCGTTCTGTTGGAGCCCCGGTCTGCTGTGGTAGGTGAGCCGGGGCTTCGGCGTGTTGTGGATCGGATGGGCCCCCGGCGTGAGGTGTTGGCGCACCTGCTGGGGGCCGCTTTCATGCGGCTTCGAGGAGCCGGACGAGCGATGCCGTCACGACTCGGTGGCGAGCACCGAAGCTGAGAACCGCCACCGGCGCTTCGCCGCGCCTGATGAGCTCGTACAGCTGGCTCCGACTGCAACCGAGGGCGAGCGCGGCCCGGGGCACCTCGACGGTGGCCGGCCAATTCTTCACGTCGGCGAGCGTCGGCTGCTCGGGCTTCTTCGTGGCCATCAGGCGACCGCCCGCGCGGTCAGGTAGCGCTCGACGTCGCTGCGGCGGTACCTGATCCGTCCGGCCCTTCCGGTGCCGAGCTTTGTGTACGGGATACCGGCTCTCTGCGACCGGTGGTTCGCGAGCGTCTGCACACTGAGCTTGGTGATCCGGGCTACTTCACGAGGAGTCAGCCACTCGTCTTGGCCAGCGCAGGCGTGATTCCGTGACACGGGTTCTCCAAAGTGTGGATCGGAATCTCCGACATGGAGACCATAGCGCGGTAGCTTGCGGTAAGTCCACTTCATGGAACAGAATCTCCATCATGGCTACTAACGCAGTCCTGTCGGGCCCGACGTCCAAGCGCGTCGCTGAGAACATCGCGCATTGGCGCAAGGTGAGGGGCTACCAGCAGAAAGACCTCTCGCAGCGCATGACCGAGGTCGGTCGCCCGATGCTGCCCACCGTCATCAGCAAGATCGAACGTGGCGACCGTCGCATCGACATTGACGACCTGGTCGCCCTTTCGCTCGCGCTGCGTATCGGCTTCCTGCGTCTCCTGCTGCCTGCCACCGACCCCAACGAGCGCGTCGAACTCACCGACGAGGTGACTCTTTCCGCCCAAGACGCGTGGGAGTGCTTGGAGGGCGACAAGCCGCACACCAGGGCGGACGTCGACGCACACGGCGACCTGCTCCGCTATCGCCTCGACTCGCGCCCCGCTTGGGACCGCGACCCCATCCGTCAGACGTACAACCAGGGGCTTGAGCAAGCGGCGCGCCAGGCATCTGTTGGCAACGTGACGTACCAAACGACCAGGGAGGGCGACGACTGGGTAGCGCGCACGCCGGCAGGGATCGAGGTCTTCCGTGTTCCCGTCTCACAGGGCGACGCGTAGGCCGGCGAACAGATCAACCTCTGAGGGGGGAACGTGGCTGAGATCAAGAAGGTGACGCTCAAGAGCGGTGCCGTCCGCTACCGCACGGTGGTCGACGCCGGCCGCGACGAGAACGGCAAGCGGATCCAGATCACCATCACGAAGGACACGAAGACCGAGGTCAAGAACGAGCGCGACCGCATCATGCACCAGCGCGCGGCCGGGGCCCTGATCGCCCCCAGCAAGATCACGCTAGGGGAGTGGATCGATCAGTGGCTGGAGTACAAGCAGCGGGACGTCGAGGAGACGACCATCCGCACGTACCGGATGGCCTTGGTGCACGTCACCGACCGACTCGGGCACGTCCGCTTGCAGGAACTCACCGAGGACCAGGTGAAGGACTGCATTGACGACATCGTCGCCAACGGGCGCCGCAAGGGCGGCGAGGCCGGCACTCGGCTCGCAGTGTCCACTGCCGACGGCATCCTCACCCGGCTGAAGGAAGCTCTCGGCCGGGCCGTGGTCCGCAAGCTCATCGCGACCAGCCCGGCGCAGTACGTCCGCGTCAGCCTCGCCGACAAGAAGACCGACAAGCGCGAGCGGCCCAAGGCGCGCCCGTGGACCGTGCCCGAGGTCCAGCGGTTCATCGGCGGCATCGAGCGGGACCGCCTGTACGCCCCGCTGCTGCTGTCCCTGATGGGCCTGCGGCCTGCTGAAGTGGTGGGCCTGCGCTGGTCGGACATCGACCTGAAGCTGGCCACCCTGGAGATGACCAACACCCGCACGATGATCGGCAACGTCAAGGTGCTGGAAAAGGACGCCAAGACCGCGGCCGGCGAGCGCGTGCTGCCGCTGCCGTCAAAGGCGCTGGACGCGCTGAAGAGGTTCAAGGCGCTCCAGGCCCGCGAGAAGCTGGCCGCAGGCGAGGGCTACACGGACTCGCCGTACGTCGTTGTCGACCAGCTCGGCATCCCGCGGAACACCCGGCACCTGCGCGAGCACGCGTACCGGCTGATGCGGGAACTGGAGATGCGGCGGGTACGGCTGTACGACGCCCGGCACTCCTGCTTGACCTACCTCGCGAACGCCGGGGTGCCCGACCACATCCTTGCGGCCTGGGCCGGCCACACGAACGCGAACTTCACCAAGCGCAAGTACGTCCGCCCGGACGTCGAGGATTTGAGGGTCGCGGCAACCGCGTGGGACAGCTTCCACGGCGGAGATCAAAAAGCCCCTGTGTGA